TTGATAAAGAACTCAGTATCTTTCTTACATGTGTTAATTTTTTGTTGGATCTTCACACGAAAAGTATTGAGTTGCTTAAGTTTCTTTTTGTTATCAGCAAGAATTTTTAACTCAAGATTGTAGTTAGTAAGAACTACAGTTTGATCAGCAGATGTTTTCAATGCTGTTGATTTATCCATCCTCAAAGTCGAGATAATTTCTCGCTTCTTTTCAATTTCAGAATTTGTTTTCTTTTCTAACTCCAGCATATAGTTTTTCTGGAGTTCGATTTTGTCAGACGATAACTTGAGTTGATATTCTAATTCTTTAATCTCTTCATTATTGTCACGTACCTTGTCTTTCAACAGGGTGTTCATGACAGAGAAGATTTGAATGTCCAGAATATCTTCGATGATTTCCCTACGAGATGCCACTGGCAACTTCATAAAAGGAACAAACGTAGATGAACCAAGAACTACAATCTGGGTAAAAGATTTGTAGTTCATCTTCAGAATGTTTTGCTCCAGTTGTTTCTGGTAGTCAACTACTGTAGATGACTGATCAATCAGCTGATCGTTCTGATAGACTTCAAACGTATTAGGTTTGATACCCCGTACAATTTTAAATTGATTTTTACCAATACTAAATTCAACCTCCACCTCACAACCCTTCTCATTAATGCTGTTTACCAGCATAGGTTTATTAATCTTACGAAAAGGTTTACCAAACAAAGAAAAGGTAAGAGCATCTAGAATGGTGCTCTTACCTGCGCCGTTTGATCCTATGATCAGATTAGTTTTGGATGCTCGTAAATCAACTTCACTAAAGGTGTTCCCTGTTGAGAGGAAATTTCGCCACCTAATTTTTTCAAATATGATCATTCTAAGTCTTTCGGCGGGATCAAGAAATCATCTTTAGTTATTATAGCATACTTTTGGAATCTGTCCTCACAAGCGTTGATGATTGATGATGCATCAATCTCAACAACTTGAAGAGTGGGGTGATTTTCATCCAATTCCATCATTCCATTGTATCGTACAGCATCGTCAGCATCTTCAAAGATAGGAATAACCTGATCTTTAAGTTCATCAAGAACAGAAAATACTCCATCTACTTTGTTGGATAACGTGAGGATAAACATCAGATCACTTCACAACTTTCCATATATAGGGACCTCATTATTTTTTTTAGTTCGGTTTTATCCACAGTCATATCAGTTTCATCAACGTATTCGTTGAGAAGCGTCATGGTATCTTTAACTTCTAAGTTAACTTCACTTTCGCCATCATCATCAGAAGCAAAAGTTTCTACAATCTTGATGTCATGTACCCCAACATCATACAAACGATCTACCATAGATTCAAACATATGGTAATCTGTCTTTTCTTCAACAATAATTTTAATACACTTGTCAGTATACTTACTGACATCTAACCTGTCGTAGTTATCAATCTTGTCGTTGTAAAATATTTTATCAAAGATCACGTATGGATTTTTGACTCGATTCAGTTTTTTAGATGCTGGTTCGTAGAGATGGAACCCACGCTCATCATTGTAATCATTCCAGTACATCTGGTATGGGTTACCTAGGTAAGTGATATTACCTTTCTTAGATTTGTGATGATAATGACCAGAGAACACTTGCTTGAATCGCTTGTAGATCTTTGGGTCCATACCATGTTCCATCTTAAGACCAGGAGTTACCTCAAACCCATCGAGTTCAAGGTGTCCCATGACGATTTCGGCATTCGTGCTCTCAAGGTGAGATAACGTTTCTTCTTGGTTTTCTTTATTAATCCAGGGGACGAAACAAATTGGAGTATCTTCAATGTAAGTAGTAGTAACTCCATCGTATACCTGTATATTCTTGTAGTCTTTCAACAACAAAGCAGGGGAGTTAATTTCATTTGTGTTCTTATAGTACACACAATGATTGCCCAAGATCATATGGACAGTGATGTCCATATCGCTAAGACGATCAAAATAAGTCCTACGAATACGACTCCAGACATTAAAATCAATGCTTTTCCTGTTGTCAAACGTATCGCCAAGATCAATGATTGTTTTGATTCCTTTTCTTTCAAGCGTTGGGAAAAAGATTTCTTCGTAGAATTTTTCAAAGTATTTCCAAAATATTAGAGATCCTTTACGACCATCCATGTGCTGGTCTGTAATCAAAGCAACGGTCACAGTTTAACACCCATATCAGCAGAGGTAACGTAAGTGTGATCATTAAGCGTACCGTCTTGTAAACGCTTGAGATGCCATCTAGTCATGGTAATGATTCCTTCCTCAGTAGCACCAGTAATAAAGTTAGCACCGAGTGGTTCTTTCAATACACTGGTATAAAGACCGAACCTAGTTTTCTTAACATAGAAAGCATCGTCGATCCAAACTACATCCTCAGGAATGTTTTCTTCAATCGATGGATTCTGTCCGAGGCTCGTCAGAATCGTCTCCGTCTTTTCCATTTTTATTGAATCCAAAAGGGTCTGCTGATTTTTCTTCTAATGCTAGTTTTAGTGCAACATTACCGATTGCTTCCATACATTTCAGAATGTCTTCTGTCTTAGCACTTTCACCAAGTTCTTTGGCAACGTACCAATACTTCGGCCAAAATGTTTGACCTGCCAATTGATAATCTTCTAGTGTTAGTAGTTTCATCGATTCATTCTAATCTCAACGTTTTCTTTGATACTACCCATGTCAGCATAACTGGAGTTCATATCATTACCATAGTCATCTGTGTGCATGACGTGATCGAAACCAGTCTTCTCCAAAATCTTTTGTTTGATATCGTTCTGACGTTTCTCTTTCTGAATCCTACGAAGAAAAGCGTAGTAGATAATCTGAGTAAAGTAAGCAAAAGGGTTCTTTGATTTTTCAGGATCAAAGTTATTAATATACTGAACACAGTTCTCTACACCATCGGAGATCATATCTTCACGGAAAGTGTAGTTGACAAAATTAGGCTTATAAGAAAGGTGAGTGGCGATCTTAAGAAAGCAATCTCCAATATAGTGGGGGATCCGTGGGCGGGTCTTTTCCTGCTCTTCTGCCTCACGTACTTTATTTTTAAAGACAGTGATTGCTTCCAAGAAGTCTTTGTTATTTACGTAATACTCGGTGTTCTTTTTTGACATAAGACATGTTTTGATTTGCTTACCATTTATAAAGTATAGTCCATGACTGTGTTTTTGTCAAGGCCTTGACAAAACCTCAGAAACTCAGTACAATAACTCTGTCAGGGGTTAAAAGAGACATAGATTTTAGCTAGTCTTATAGATTTTCTCTAGTGTTTTTTTCATATCATTGACAGAACCTAGATACCCCATCTTTTCATTGAGTTCAGAAGATGCTACTTTAGCACCTGTTTTATCATCATCATGATCATCTACAGTAGATAGATAATAGCGTTCGATTCTTTTGTCTAGTTCTGACATTGTTAGTATACTGTCCATAGACAAGATAAACATATTATCGTAAGTAGAATGAATCCAATCTACTAAAACAAATCCTTGTACTAGTTCACCATTCTTACGAGACTTAACTGGTTCAACTTTCTTGGGATTCTCCACAAGGAGTTGATTTTCATTATCTAAATAATGAACTTTGGCAACTATCTCTTCACCAGTTGTTAGTTTAATTGTTGAATAAAATTCTTCTTCCATATTATTTTAATTTAATAGGTATGATTTCATACTTAAAGTTTTCTTCCTGGTAAATCTTGATTCGTTGTGTCAAGTGGTTAAGGGTGTAATTGGTTCTACTATTGGAAGAGATATCGTCAGCGATATCGTATAAGGTTGCTATGTCTTTGCCTTCGCCTTTCCTGAGGACACGTCCGATGGACTGAAGGTTACGTACCCGCGACTTACTTGGGGAAGCAAAGATAATATTGTGTAAACGTTTGATGTTAATACCAGTAGAGAAAGTGCCGTATGAAGCAATGATAACGGCGTTGTCCTGAGTCTCTGTAAGTCTACGAACCTCTTCTCTATCTTCTACATCTGTACCGCCATGAACAAAAAAGATTTCACGGTCTCGTATGTTACTATTTATTAATTCATAAAGTGGTTCACCGTGCTTCTCCACATAGTTAAACAGCACTAGAGTATTACCTTTAATATCACTAACTAAATTTTTGATAAGGTTATTACGTTGTTCGTGCTCAACAATGTATTCCATCTCAGCATGATAGTCTTCAAAATATTTGTATTCATGCTTACACACTAACACCTTAATACGAAGTTTTGATAGATGTCCCTGCTTGATTAGATCATCAGTTCTAGTAACCTTCTCACAGGCACCAAAGAGTCCTTCCAACACCCACTTATGAGTCTTACTACCATCTAGTGTACCTGTGAACCCAAAGCGATACTTAGCGTTGTGTAGTTTGGTCATGATGCCTGTCAGACTCTTCGACTTGAATAGATGTGCTTCATCACCGATAACACACTCAATGTCATCGAAGTATCTTTTGGGAAATTTATAGATTGACTGCCATGTCGAGATGACAACTGGTTTATCAGTATTTTTATCTTTGCCTGAATAAATGGTGTGGCAATAATCTTCAGCGTTCCATCCATAGTCTTTAAAATCTTTAATCATTTGTTCTACTAGAGATGTAGTAGGAACAATCAATAGTATTTTTTTATTTGCAGCAGCATAGTACCTCACGATACTGTAAATCATTAGAGATTTACCAGAACCTGTAGGTGACACGAACAATCCCCTATTGTTCTTCAGTGCTTTATACACTGTCATGTATTGGTAATCTCTAGGTTTGTACTTAGAGATGTAATTCATATAATCGGCAACGCCTTTGGGGGAGACAAACTTATTGGGTTCTTCTACATCACCAAACCAATCATTAGATTCGTAACTTAATTTATATCTTCGTTCATCACACCATTGTTTGAGGTGGGGAAGTAATCCGCAATACAAATCACCTGTAGCAGGAGAGTACAGGTGAATCATTCCATCCCAGTATCTAAATCTGGGTTGCCTCTTTAGAAACTTTGCCTCTGGTAATTCAAAGGAGAAGTAGTCTGATAATTCATGGTGAACATGCTGCTCGGAAGTAAGAGTGAGATATACCTCGTTCTTTTTCTTTACTGTGATCAGGGACATTAGTTTCCATTAATAAACTTTTCCCATTCAATAGCGTTCCTCACATGATAGTTTCTTTGAGAAACTAACTTTAAAACATGATCTAGAAAGTAAAGCATCTGATCAATGTACTTGATCTTTGCTTCTTGGTTAATGATGTCGTCGTCCGACTCAAGGTAGACTTTCATCTTGTCGGCGGTTTTGATACTGGATCCAAAAGGTTTTTCGGCGTAGACACGTGCTTCTGCTTCACCGCTATAATACTCTCGTTTTTCACGTACCAATTTACGGACTTCAAATTCCAGACTAGTTTTAATCTGTGAAAGATCGGTGTAATGGTTTAAGTATTTATTATGTTGGAAAGGGATCTCCATTGAGATCTTACCTAGATCAGCAGTGTAGTTTTTGTTCTTAAATTCAAAATCTACATGACTATCTGTTGCCCACTCTTCTTTAATTTTTAAAAATTTTTGATGTAGTTTGTCAAAATTCATTCAGTAAATTTTTCGTCACGGATAGTATAACCAGTATACTTGAAAGTTACTTGTGCTGTAAAGTATTCGATGTCATTGCTTGAAGCATCGAAGTTCATTTCAGATATACTGATTGGAAATAGATTTTCAAAATTGATTACGTGGTTGATGTTATACGATGAAGTGTAGATTAGAACCTGACCATTACAATATTCTGGTTCTTCTGTAGGCATGTGCTCCTCAGAATTACCGTTTGTTCTAATCCAATTGTAAATTTCTTTCCAATTAATTAACTCTTCATCGACGATAAACGAAACCGTTAAGTCCCCGTATGTTACCCCGCCACCAGCTACGATAGGAAATTGACGGAACCTAGTGGGAACTTCTGTGAATGGCATAGTAACATCAGGAAGATTTACTCGCTGACAGAAAAAATCTACCCCTCTAAACTTTTCCAGTACGAGTTTGAATCCTACTGGAGAGAGATAGTTTCTGTTACTAATTTGTTCTTTGTACCATTCAGCAGGCATGTGTCAACTTCCCAAGTAATACTATTTAGTGTAATATGCCTGGTAGTATGCCACGATGCCGTCACAGCGACTGTTACCTGTAGAGACCCAATCGTGTACACATTCGTAAATACTTTGATTGGAGTAGCGTGGAGACCCGTCTGAGCAGAGTTCTGATCCAAACTTCTTGAGTAGGGTGTTCAATCCCTGAGCACGTACCTTCATACGGTCATCAGAATACCGCCAGTCATCAGTCATCGACACTGTTCCAGAAGTCATTCCAGTCATCTTCAGTTGCTTCGGAAATATTATTACTAATCCTAGCACGGCGAGATGTCTGGGTCTCGTTGTCTGTGTCACTTAGAATACTGTCTATGAAATCTAGATCTGTTCTCATTGTTTATACTCTTGTAAGATATCAAGGACTTTATTATAAGCATAATGAGCACCGTCCTTCCATTGTCCAGTTTTTGCTACCTGATGCTCTTCATAAAGTTCGTTCTTTAATTTATATAGTCTCGCCAAAATGTCGGTTTTGAGCATGGTGCTTCTAGGCATAGTGTGTACTCATGATACATCTATTTAATGGAAAGGGGCCTCTTGTGAGGACTCACTGACTGAAAGTAGCGCTACTTTGGTAGAACTTCTAGTGCTGGTCTGACTTCTTTTACTGAAAAAACTATTGCTTGTATTGAATCGTTATTTAATATATGAACTCTATGTTTCCCATCTATCAGTAAATATTTTTCATCCTCTGGATTTTTAATTCCTTCAATAACCCATATGGGAAATGAAGTATCAGCATTTTTTAATCTGTGTTCATAGACAGGAGCGTCAGGTAAAGCAATATCTTTTATTTGTATTGTTATGGGGGATTTATTTTTTGATAACGAATATAATTTTTGAATTTTTACACCAAGAATAATTTTTGATGGTAATTTTGGTTCGTTAAATTGATAGGCGGGATCGAAAAAAATAAATC